CCCCAGTACCAGTAGCTGAAAAGAAAACACCCCGGCCCCTGGTGAAAGCTGACAATGGCTAATAGTTGGACCGAATATGGCAGTCAGGGTTGGACCGGTAGCTCTAGCTCTAGCGCAACGCTGAGCAGCAATGAAACCAATATTGATCGGCCCAATATTGTTGATCCGCTCGTCGTAATGATGCGGCGCACTTGGGAACCTATTTACGCCGTAACCAAAGGGACGCCATACATCAGGCAAAACCCTGTCCGCTATTTGCCACAGCAGCCACGCGAGCTAGAGGATGCCTGGCGCGGCCGGGTTCTGCGTTCAGTATTCACCCCGTTCTTTGCTCGGCTGGTAAGAACAGCGATCGGGTTAATTCTTCGCAAGGCACCCATCTTCGAGGGTGGCGATGAAGAATATTGGGAAGCTTGGCGGCTCAACGTCGATCGCCAAGGAACAGACCTCGAGGAGTTCTTACGCCGGCAGCTGTTTAATTCAATCGCGTTCGGCCATAGCTCTTGGTTGACTGATTTCCCCTCCACAGAGGGCATTGTTTCGATGCAGGATCAAAATGATGCGCAGCTGCGGCCGTATTTCATTGAGGTGGCCCCCTGGCAAATCCTTGGCTGGAGGCATGACATACGGGAGCGCGGCGGCCAGCTGCAACAGGTTCGAATTGCTGAATCAATGGCAAAACCTGATGGCAAATATGGGATCAAATATTTCGAGCAAATCAGGGTATTAACTCCTGGGGGCTATGAGCTTTGGGAAGATAGCGAGACAATTGGATGGAATGTTATTGATAGCGGTACAACTAGTTTGGATGAAATACCTTTAGCCATTACTTATGCAGGCAAGATATCAACGCTATACTCTGCCCCGCCAATGGCTGATATCGCGGAATTAAACTTAACTTATTATCAACGCCATGCAGATTTAATACATGCGCTACATATTGCAGCGCAACCGATCTTAATCTTAAAAGGTTGGGATGAACAGACCGATCCTATCGGTTTAAGTGTTAATAATGCACTGGCGATGGATGCTGATTCTGATGCCAAATATGTTGAGCCTGCCAGTAGTGCATTTGAGGCCCAGAGGGCGGAGTTAGAAAACCTTGAGGCTCAGATATCTAAACTTGGCTTATCGCAATTGATAGAACAGAAAGGAGTCGCAGAGAGCGGTTTAAGCAAAAGCTTAGATAAAGTCGATAGTAATTCAATGCTGGCTTTAATCAGCAAAGATCTCGAATCATCGTTACAGGTGAGCTTAGAATGGGCTGCTAAATTCGCAGGCGTTGAGCCGCCTAAAGTAATTTTAGATCGTGATTTTGATTCCGCTGCTTTAGATTCTCAAGGGATCAGCTCAATCAATACGATATTTACCAGCGGTTTAGTAGATCAGGAAACTGCACTTAAGTTATTGCAGAAAGGCGAGATCCTGCCAGATGATTTTGATGTGGAAGATATTATGGCTGCGGCTGAATTAGAAGAACAGCAGAAAATGGAACAGGAATTAAGCAAAGCTGAGGGCAATGCTGAAATCTCTGCAGCCTATGCGCCAGAGAAGCCCCCTGCCCCTGGAGGGTTTAAGCCCAAAGCTAAGTAGGGCTAAATGCAAACAGAGCTGCAGAAACTTATCGTTTTACGTGATCAGTTTGCTTTAAAAAACCTCTCGGATGAGACGCTGAAACTTATCCTCCCCGCATATAGGGAAGCATTTAGAAATCTTGAATTTAAGCTGAAAAATATGCCTCCCGAGGGGGCCAGCATCGAACGGGAGCTCTGGTTGCGCTCTCAAATGGCAACCATTCAGGCTCAGTTCGCTGCCGTAGCAAAGCAAATCGATCGGGTATTACCTCCCGCTCAACTTGAGGCATGGGAAGGGGGCACCCAAAACGCCCAAAGTTATGTAGAAGCAGGCGGTATTAACCCCAAGTTCAATATCACTGCAGGCGGAGGGGAGCAGGAGTTCTTGAGCCCTTCGATTACCAGGCAGCAAGTAATCGCGGCCGCAAGGAAAACAGGCTTTGAGGAGCTAAGCCCTGGGGGCAGCAAGGTTGGGCTAGAAGATCTTTTGCCTGATTGGCAGAAGGCACAGACGAATTTGGTGGCGAGGTCGCTGCGGGCTGGGTTCCTTACTGGGGCTAGCAATGAAGAAATTGAGCGCCAAATTGGCCCCCTGGGCCCCGGCCGTCAAGGCTGGAGCATGACGCAATCACTAGTTCGAACCTCAATGGCTGAGGCGTCGCAATCTGCGCATGATTCATTTTATGAGGCCAATGCTGAACTATTGCCACCTACAGAGGAGGGTTATCGCTGGTGGTGGGATGCCTCGAATGACACAAGGCTATGCAAGATCTGCGCTCCGCTTGATGGGGTGAAATTTAAGGAAAGGCAGAACCCACCAAAACCATGGCCGGCACATTGGAGCTGCCGCTGCAAGCTGCTTCCAATTACTGCAACGATGGAAGAACTGGAGCGCACTGAAGGCCCCGCTAGCGGTTCATTCCTTGAGGCCACACCAGTAAAAAAGGATCGCAACGGGAAGCGATTACCTAGGCCCTCTGGGTATGACGGCGACAATGCTTATAAGAACCCCATGAAGATTGACGGGGAGTACCAGTGGGTTAGACGCAGGGATTTGGGGCCGGGTGAAACCACAGCTGGTTTCATGCTGAAAAATGCAAATGAAAACAGCAAGAAAATCATCCTGGGTTCTGATGATCTGGTGAAAAGCTGGAATAAGCAGATAAAAACTGAGCAATATTCAAAAGATCCTCAGGCCCTGGTGCGCAAGCTGTTGGGCGAGCCATTGGGGCCTAACTATCAGCTGCCGCAATACCCAGGGGGCCCCAAGCCAAAACCACCGGCACCAAAACCTGCACCAAAGCCCCCTGCACCTGAGCCCCCTGCCGCAAAACCACCGGCACCAGAAGCTCAATCAACTGAAGCTTTTATCTTCTTAAAGCAAGCTATGCCTGCTAAAGCAAAACTTACACCTAGAGATGTTTCTGATGGTTTGCAGGAATTTGCTCAGCTAGAGGGGCTGAGAGGTGAAAACATGAAAAAGATGCTTCAATTCCAACGGCAAAATAATATCGCTGCTATTTGGACTAATGGCAATGAAAAAAATGCTACAGACTTAAGTCATGTTTTCACTAATGAGGTAAAAAGCAGCCTCGATTCAGCTATTAGCCGTAACGTTGGCCGTGGTGTTGGTGTCACGAAGGAAATCAGGACCGAAATTGAAAGCGGCAACCTAGGTGCTTACACAAATGGCTACATGAAAGTAAAGCGTGGGAACGATGGGCACACTGCGCCAGGGCTTGGGGTCATCGTTATACGCCATTCCAGCCATGACAAGCCAGTGGGATCAAGTAATGGCGTGAATCGATATTTCAATGCAGTACACCAAGGAATTTTAGATGCGCTCGCTTTAAAACCAGGCCATTCAGTTGCTCAGCCTATGTATTACAGCGCTAGCGGCAAGGCGGGTTCAAAGATGATTGCGGTTCAAGGTTGGCTAAACGCCTACGTGCATGAAATGGGGCATCAGGTTCACTTTGCAGCTGGCACTCCTGTTAAGCCATTTCAAGGGAAAGACGTTGTGCCTTGGCTGGCTTCAAAATATGCTGGCACCAATGGATTAGAATCCTTTGCCGAAACATTTGTGCAATATGTGATTGATCCGGAAGGGCTGAAATCAGCTAATCAAAGCGCATATAAATGGATTGATGATGCAATTACTAAAGCTTTAGGAGCGAAACCATGAAACCAGCGGAAGCAATTATCCTTGCGGGCGAATGGCCGAGAAATAAGACAGTGCCAAAAAAGCTACGGGTGGCATATGACGCAGCCAAGGGCAATGACAAATGGGAGATCGGGACATTATCAGAGGCGTTAATGGCGGCAGCCGAAACAAAGGAAGATTTAGCCCTAGTCGTTAAATATTGGCAATGACCCCGGCCCAGGCCCTGGCAGAAGCGCGGCATTTATACGAAACCAGGAAACCAACAGGGTGGCGCACCTATTCAATGGGTGGCATCAAGGTGGCTAATCGCGTTCGCTGGTATGCGCAACAGGTTGAATGGGCGCACCCCATGCTTCCGTGGTATGAAGCAGAGCGGGCGTTTTATGGCGATATTGCAACGGTTTTGGCTTATGTAAATGCAGGGGCTGATCCAAATCTTGTGGGCGATCTGCGGCAAACTTTCCGCAGTACCTGCCGCCATGCGCATTTCATCGCTAATCGTATCCATAACAGCGACCCTGCTGATCTCGCAAGACGGCTAGCCATATTCGGATTAAAATAGGTTTTTAGCGCTTGTTATGGCTGGAACTGCTAAGCCGCTGATCCCTGAACCTGAAACTTTTCCCGGTGATCCGGCCGGGGCCCTGGAAGAAACTTACCCAAACTACCCAAAGAACACCAACCCGGACCCCGGCGCGGTATTTGCTGAATCATCTGCACCCATTACACCCATTGAGCCCAAGGTAGTTGATACGACAGAAACAGCAGTAATATGAATATGTAAACCTATTTTTGGCTATGGCAGAAAATATTGAGGCCGTTGATTCAGCGAATCAACAAGTTCAGCCCGTGGCTGAAACCTCTGCTTCTGGTGATTCTATTGAATCTTTGAAAGCTAAGTTTGCTTTAGTTCAGGCCGATAGCCTGAAGAAAGGCGAAACAAATGCTGAGCTAAACGAACGTTTAGCAAGGGCCAAGGAATTAAAGGATCTCAAGTTCCAAGCCGAAAATGCCCACAAGAGCAAGCTCGAAGAAAAGGGTGAATGGGAGCCCCTTTGGAAAGAATCGGAAGCCCGCAATTCAACGCTGCAAGAGCAAATTCTTGCTTTGCAAAATGAATTGGCGGCTAAAGATTCACAGGTGAATGCTGAGCGCTTGCGTAATTCTGCAATGGCAGAAATTGCAAAGGCGAACGCATTAAATCCCGACCATCTGCTGACACTCCTCGAATCGCAAACTCAGCTACGGGAGATCGACGGCCGGCCAGTGGTAATGAGCGGGGGCGCTGCAATCCCGCTGGCCGATCATCTATTGAACCTGAAGCAACCGAGTTCTGGCTGGGCGAGTTACTTTTCTGCCAGTGGCGCGAAAGGTATGAACGCCACACCAAGCGCTTCGGGGATTACAGCAGGAATAGGGAACCCCTACAAAGGCGCGACTAAGAACCTCACACAAGCTCTTGCACTTGAACGGGAAAATCCTGATCTGGCAGCCTTGCTAAAAGCCGAGGCGCTGGGTTAAATCCTCTCTCTAATTTTCAACAATGGCCGCACCTTTTCAGAACTACAGCGGGGGCACATTTGCCACCGATCTGATTACAGTTCCAAATTTCACAGAATATTTAAAGCAGGAAGTCTACGAGCGCTCTGCTTTTATTCAAAGCGGTGTTATCAAGGCTAATGCTGCATTGAATGCTTCTAGCGGTGGCGTTAGAACTGTTGTGCCTGGATTCATTCCTCCTACTCCCTTTGAGGAGCGGATGCAATCGAACTCAACTTGGGGCGATTCTGGCAAGGGCTATCTAACCCCTCGCAAAATCACCGCTAATGCTGGTGTGGCAACGTTGATCCATAGGGGCCTGGCATTTGCTACTGATGAACTCAGTAAGCAAGCCTCAGGCGCTGACCCTATGGCGGCAATCATGAGCTACATGAGCGACATTATCAATAAGAACAGAACCTCAACGCTGATTGCACAGCTAACTGGTTTGTTTGGTACTGCTCTATTAGGTAACACGCTAGACGTGTCCGCCGGGACCGGTGGCGCTGAGTACCTAACAGCCTCTACGATCATCCGATCTAAGAGCCTTTTAGGCGAACGCGGCGAAGATCTAAGTGTTGTAGTCATGCACCCTAATGTGTATTACTACTTAGAAAGCTTGGGGATGCTGGTATTCAGTACCTCAGCTTTAGCCCCAGGCGGTAACGTTAACTGGAGCGGCGGTGGCGTCGGCCTTAAAGATGTAAAGGTGGCCTACTTTGCTGGTATGAGGATCATTGTGGATTCACAATTACCTGTTACCGGTACTGGCACCGCTGCTGTTTACACCTCCTACCTGTTTGGCCCTGGAGTTGTTAACGAAGGCGTACAACAAGCCTTAGA